GGGCGGGATGCCTCGCAAGCCTGACGCGCTTAAAAAGCTCCACGGAACGGCGCGAAAAGACCGCTCTGTTGGGTCTACTGCTTCGCCCAGCGGGAAGCCAACGCGCCCTATCGGGCTTAGTCCTCAGGCGGCGCGAGTGTGGAAGTCGCTTGGGCCCAAGCTCCATGAGTTGGGTTTACTCTCAGAAATCGATGCCAGTACGTTTGCAGTCTACTGTCAGGCTTACGGGGACTGGCTTGAATTAACCCGGCTGCTCAACAAGTTGGGTGTGGCGAACTGGTATTTTGCAACAGAGTCAGGGTATCGCCAGGTGATCCCAGAGGTGGCCGTCCGTGACAAAGCATACCAAGTGATGCAACGTCTGGAGACGCGCTTCGGCCTAGACCCATCGAGCCGCAGTGGGATCTCAATAATTGGCAAACAGAAAACAGCCAACGCGACCGAGGAGTTCCTTTTCGCTCCCAAGGTAGTGGTGTGACGGCTACAATAGCGCCACCGGATAGGGGCACCGAGATTGTCGCCGGCTTATTGGAGACGGATCGCGCCATCGGAGAGCTTGAGACGCTGGCACGGGAGCGCATCTTACGGGCCCACGAGGAGTGGCCCGCGAAGGGCTACACCTTCGACCTCGCGGCGGGCCTCAGGGTAATCGAGTTCGTTGAGAACTACTGCCGACACTACAAAGGAGAATGGGCAGGAACGCCGATGCTGATGGAGCCTTGGCAGAAGGTAATCCTGCTGGAGGCGTTCGGCTGGATGCGCGAGGACGGCCTGCGCGTCCATCGCACGCTGTGGCTCGAGTTGGGTCGCAAGAACGGCAAGTCGGCACTCGCCGCCGCGCTTGGGGTGTACCTCCTCATCGCTGACGGCGAGCAAGGAGCGGAGGTCTACTCCTCGGCGACGAAGCGCGACCAAGCCCGCATCGTGTTCCAGTTCGCCAAAGAGATCGTCGCCCAGAGCCCCCGGCTCTCGGAATACATTAAGGTCCAGCGGACCAACATGAGCGTCATGCGTACCCGCTCAAAGTTTGAGCCCCTGAGTGCGGAGGGCGACACCCTGGATGGGCTTTCGCCCCACGGCAACATCATCGACGAGCTTCACTCTCACCGTGACCGCAATGTCTACGACAAGCTCATCACGGCCCAGGCGGCACGTCGCCAGCCGATGAGCGTGTGCATCACCACAGCCGGAATCTATGATCCAGAGCAGATAGGTTGGCAACTTCACGACCATGCGACCGCTCTGCTCAATAATACAGTTGAGGACGACTCGTGGTTCGTGTGGATCAGTGCGGCAGACAAGGACGACGATCCCTATGCCCTGGAGACGTGGCAGAAGGCGAATCCGAATCTGGGCGTGTCGATCTACCCCGGCTTCATTGAACAACGAGCGAGCGAGGCTCTATCCCAGCCCAGCAGCCTGAACGCCTTCTCGCGCCTTCACCTAAATCAATGGACCCAGCAGATTGAGCGATGGCTGGACATGACGCACTGGGATGCTTGCAATCATGAGGTCGACTTGGATGCGCTCGAGGGGCGCGAGTGCTATCTGGGCCTCGACCTCAGTAGCAAGCTCGACCTCACGGCCTTGGCCCTCATCTTTCCGCCAACCGACGACGACTTGTGGCGGCTGTCGGTGAACTGCTACATACCACGCGAGACGATGGCGGAACGCGAGCGCGTTGACCGCATCCCATACTCGACGTGGGAACGCGAAGGCTGGATTACGCCCACGGAGGGCGACGTGATCGACTACACTTGGATTGAGAAAGACATTCTAGAACTCAGTGAACGCTTCAACGTGCAGGAGGTTGCCTACGACCCCTGGTCAGCCCAGCAGACGGCGCTTCGGGTCAGAGACGATATTGGCATCCCGGTCGTCCCCATCCGCCAGGGCTTTATGTCGCTTTCTGAGCCAACGAAAGAGTTCGAGCGTTTGGTCGTCAGCGGGAAGCTGGCTCATGGCGGTAACGCATGCCTTGCTTGGCAAGCCGCGAACGTGGAACTGCGGCACGATCCAGCAGGAAACATTAAGCCAGATAAGAGCCGACAGACCCACAAGATCGACGGCATAGCCGCATCCATCATCTCGCTTGCCCGCGCATCCCTGTGGGACGGCGGTAGCGTCTACGAGGAGGAGGGGATACTCGTCTTATGAAACTCGACTTGCGCGATGTTCACATCTATGGCGGTATGATTCTGATCGCCATCGGCACATTCGGCCTCACGGGCTGGGAGGGGGCGCTGATCGCCCTCGGCTTCGTTGGCCTCTACCTTGGCACCTATAGGATGGGGAGGTTGTAATGGGCATTTTCGCCGTACTCGAGGAGCGGCAGACGCCAGGACCGCTCGACGACTTTTGGTACGAGCCCATCAGTAAGTGGCAGGACCAGGCAGAGGTCAGCCCACACGAGGCGCTGAGTTCGACGCCCGTCTGGGCGGCCGTCAACCTCATCGCGGGCACCATCGGCTCTCTGCCGCTAGTGCTCTATCGCGAGTTGGAAAATGGGGGGAAGGAGCGTGCCGGGGATCTGCCGTTATATGACCTCCTCCGCTGGCAACCCAACGGATTCCAGACGGCTGTCGAGTTCATGGAGATGGGTCAAGGCCATCTGTGCCTGAGGGGAAATGCCTTCTTCCGGCTGGAGACAAACCGCGCCGATGAACTCATCGCGATCGTCCCTCTGCACCCTGACAGGATGAAGCTAAAGTTACTCAGTGATGGTGTAATTGAGTATCACTACAAGAGCGGCATGAAAGCTGCTCGCGTCTTCTCGTCCGAGGAGATCCTCCATGTGAAGGGGCTTTCGAGCGACGGCCTCATAGGTTACAGTCCCATCACGATGTCGGCTGGCAGCATCGCGCTGAGTAAAGCGGCGGAGCGCTACGGCTCGCGATTTTTTCAGAACTCTGCGACCCCGAGTGGGATCTTATCGCATCCCGGAAAGCTCAAGCCCGAAGCGCGGAGCAACATCAAGAAGTCCTGGCAGTCCGCGCACGGTGCGGGCAAGCAACACTCGGTCGCGTTACTAGAGGAGGGCCTGTCCTGGACCGCGCTATCGGTGACGCCCGAGGAGGCCCAGTTCCTTGAAACGCGCAAATTCCAAGCCGAAGAGATTTGCCGCCTTTTCAACGTCCCACCTCATCTCTTGATGTTGCTTGACAGATCGACCTTTTCTAATGTGGTGGAGCAAAATAAATCCTTCGCAATAAATTGCGTTCGACCTTGGGCAATCCGCTGGGAACAGGCGATCCGAAAATCGATACTTGAGCGATTTGGCGATAGCTCTTTGTTCACCGAGTTTGATATGGACGCCCTGCTCCGGCCCGACACAATGGCACGGGCACAGGCGAACGCTATTCTGCTCCAAAACGGAGCACTCACTATCGACGAGTGGCGGGCTCGCGAGAACATGAACCCGCTCGACTCACGTGCTGGCGAGGTCCACTGGATGCCGCTCAACATTGCTCCGGTGGCGGTAGCCGAGGCGGGTCCAGGCGAAGACGAAGCGGCTAGCCAACTACGCAACGAACTCAGGAGCAAGCACGTCGAGGTTGACGACAGCTTTGGCCTGCGCGAACTCCGCAGTTTATCTAATCGCCGTAGGATCGCAGAGGCGACGAGGCCGCTGATAGAAGATGCCAGCCAGCGATTACTGAAGCGCGAGGTCAAAGCCGTGCAGCGGATGATGAAAAAGCAACTCACAGGCATCACGCCCGATCGTGAATTGCGTGGCACGGATGGGCTTCACAGCGACCTTGAGGAGTTCTATCACGGCGAGTTCACGGAAGTGATTGCAGAGGCGATGCTCCCAGTGGTGCGATCCTATGCCCGCGAGATCTATACGCAGGCGGCACTAGAGGTGGGCTTTCCGCCCGAGTTCACGCCAGAACTCGAGGAGTTTATTAAGGGCTACGTTGCCGTTTCGGCGGCGCAACACGCCAGGACATCCCGCCAGGAGCTACAGTCCATCATCAGCACTACGAGCTTCACCGAGGTGCTAAACGCTTTAGAGTTAAAGCTCGCCGAGTGGCTCGATAAGCGAGCGCAGAAGATGGCCAGCCGCCAGACGACTGAGGGCAATGGTGCCTTCACGAAGTTCGCTTATGTGGCGGGGGGCGTCATCAGCTTGCGCTGGGTCACGGCAGGGAGCGCGACGTGCCCGTTCTGCAAAAAGCTAAACGGAAGGAACATCATCGCGTCAGGAAACTTCCTAGAGGCCGGGACGGCCTTTGATACT